TGTACGCTAGAGGCGAGCAGTCTATACAAAAATATAAGGATGAGTTATCTATAAACGGTGATTTGTCCTATTTAAATTTAGACTGGAAACCAGTTCCAATTATTGCTAAATTTGTTGATATAGTTGTAAATGGTATTGCTGAAAGAACGTATGATATAAAAGCATATTCACAAGATGCTTTTGGAGTTAACAAGCGTACTGAATATATGGAATCTATATTAGCAGACATGAGAACTAAAGAGCTAGATGCTTTTTCAAAACAAGCGTTTGGAATATCTTTAGCAAAAAACAATACTGAAACACTGCCAGAGTCCGAAGAAGAACTAGGCCTACATATGCAGTTAAATTACAAGCAAGCTGTAGAATTAGCAGAAGAACAGGCTTTAAGTGTTTTATTTGAAGGAAATAAATATGAATTAACAAAAAAACAATTTTATTATGATTTAACGGTTCTTGGTATAGGCGCTGTTAAAACATCATTTAATACTTCTGAAGGTGTAACTATAGACTATGTAGATCCTGCTAATTTAGTGTATTCATATACTGACTCTCCTTATTTTGATGATATATATTATGTTGGTGAAGTTAAATCTATACCGGTAAATGAGTTGGCTAAACAATTTCCTCACTTAACAGAAAGTGATCTTGAAGATATAATGAAAAATAAATCTTACAATAGATCTAACTATAATTCAATACATAGTTATGACAAGGAAGATAACAATATAGTTCAAGTTTTATACTTTAATTATAAAACCTATATGAACGAAGTGTATAAAATGAAAGAAACTGGTACTGGTGCTGATAAAATTATACCTAAAGATGATACGTTCAATCCACCAGAAAACAAAGAAGGTGGTTACACTAGGATGCTAAGGTCTATAGAAACTCTTTATGATGGTGCTATGATTCTTGGTACTGATAAGCTACTTAAGTGGGAAATGTCTAAAAACATGATGCGCCCTAAAAGTGATTTTACAAAAGTAAAAATGAATTATGCTATTGTAGCACCTAGGATGTACAACGGTAAAATAGATTCATTAGTAAAGCGTATTACAGGTTTTGCTGATATGATTCAACTTACTCATTTAAAACTTCAACAAGTAATGTCGCGTATGGTTCCAGATGGCGTTTATCTCGATGCTGATGGCTTAGCGGAGGTTGATTTAGGTAATGGTACAAACTATAATCCACAAGAAGCTTTGAACATGTTTTTCCAAACTGGTTCCGTTATAGGTAGATCATTTACTCAAGATGGTGATATGAATCCTGGTAAAGTTCCAATTCAAGAAATTACATCTGGTAGTGGAGGAAATAAAATGCAAGCTCTTATAGGTAATTATAATTATTATCTACAAATGATTAGAGATGTAACTGGACTTAACGAAGCTAGGGATGGTAGTACTCCAGATAAAAACGCTTTAGTTGGAGTTCAAAAGTTAGCTGCAGCAAACTCAAATACAGCTACTCGGCATATACTACAAGCTGGCTTATATTTAACAGCTGAAACAGCAGAGTGTTTATCTCTCAGAATATCTGATATTATTGAGTACTCTCCAACAAAAAACGCTTTCATACAAGCAATTGGAACTCACAACGTAGCAACATTAAAAGAAATGTCTGAATTGCATCTTTATGATTTTGGTATATTTTTAGAACTAACGCCAGACGAAGAAGAAAAAATGGTGCTAGAAAACAATATACAAATGGCTTTGCAACAACAAAATATAGAACTTGAAGATGCTATTGACTTAAGGGAAATAAAAAATATTAAGCTAGCTAATCAGATGTTAAAAATAAGAAGAAAAAAGAAACAACAAAAAGATCAGGCTATACAGCAACAAAACATACAAATGCAGTCCCAGGCTAACGCGCAAGCTGCTCAAGCAGCTGCTCAAGTTGATGTTCAAAAAGAACAAGCACTAGCACAAGGTAAGGCTCAACTATTACAAGTTGAATCTCAATTAGAAGCTCAAAAAATGCAACAAGAAGTTACGTATAAAAAAGAACTTATGCAATTAGAGTTTCAAATGAATATGCAACTAAAAGAAGCTGAAGTTGACGGTATGAAACAAAGAGAAAAAGAAAAAGAAGATCGTAAAGATGAAAGAACAAAAATTCAAGCAACTCAACAAAGTGAGATGATTGAGCAAAGAAATAGTGGAAAAGCACCTAAAAACTTTGAGTCCGCAGGTAATGATATACTAGGTGGAGGGTTTGATTTAGGTGCATTTGAACCTAGATAAATTTATTAATTATTATTATATTATATTATGGAAGAAAAAGAAGAACAAGTAGTCGAACAGACTACAGCAGAAAACCAACAAGATCCAGGTGATGAAAACGTGGTAAAAGTTGATGAAAGTAAATTTGAATCTGCTGGTGACGATAACGTTATAAAAGTAGATTTAAATAAACCACCAAAACCAAAAGAAAAAAATGAAGAACCAGAAGAAAAATCACAAGTTGAAGCAAGTTCAACTGACGACAGCGGAGTGGTTACAGAGCCTGAAAATGCCGAGTCCACACAAGAACAAGAAGAGGTACAGCCGGAAACAGAAGCACAAGAAGCTCCAGCGCTAGAAGAAATAACTGAAGATTCTACTGAAGAAGAAGTGGCTGAGGTAGAAGAACAAATTGAAGAAGCGGTTGCTGAAGCTGAGGCTACGGGAAAACCAATACCAGAAAATATCCAAAAGTTAATGGACTTTATGGAAGAAACTGGTGGTGATTTAAGTGACTATGTTAAGCTTAATCAAGATTATTCACAACTAGATGATCAAAATCTATTATATGAGTATTATAAGCAAACAAAACCTCATTTAAATAATGAAGAAATTAACTTCCTTATGGAAGATCAATTCTCTTACGATGAAGATGTAGACGAAGATAGAGATATACGAAGAAAAAAACTAGCGTTAAAAGAGCAAGTTGCCAACGCTAAAAGCCACTTAGACGGGCAAAAGTCTAAATACTATGAAGAAATTAAAGCTGGAAGCAAACTTACGGGTGAGCAACAAAAAGCTGTAGATTTTTTTAATAGATACAACAAGGAGTCAGAAGCAACTAAAAAACAAGCAGATACACAAAAGTCTAATTTTTTAAAGAAAACAAATTCTGTTTTCAACGACAAGTTCAAAGGTTTTGAATATAATGTTGGTGATAAAAAATACAGATTTAACGTTAACAATGCTGGAGAGATTAAAGAAACACAAAGCGATATTAATAATTTTGTCAAAAAGTTTTTGAACGAAAAAAATGAAATGTCAGATGCTAAAGGTTATCATAAATCTCTATACACAGCAATGAATGCAGACGCTGTTGCAAAACACTTTTACGAACAAGGCAAAGCTGATGCTATGAAAGATAGTGTTGCTAAAGCTAAAAATGTGGATATGAATCCAAGACAAAGTCATGGAAAAATTGAAACAGGTGGTGTTAAAGTAAGGGTGCTAGGTGATGATGCTAATGATTTTAAGTTCAAAATTAAAAATAGAAAATAACAATTTAAAACAATTACAAAATGGCAATTACTAATCCAACTGTATCAAACAAAGCTTTCACGCAGAAAGTCATTGGTGCAGAGAATTATTTAGACATCCAAGATAATGGATGGGCACAGCAATATCTTCCTGACTTAATGGAAAAAGAAGCTGAGGTTTACGGAAAACGTACAATCTCTGGATTCTTAGCTCAAGTTAGCGCAGAAGAAGCTATGTCAGCTGATCAAGTTATTTGGTCAGAACAAGGTAGATTACATCTATCTTATGAGTGTACTATGACTGATGTTACAGCTAGTACGATCGCAATCGCTAAAACTATTGATGACGTAGCTCAAACTACAGATCACGGTGTTAGAGTTGGTGATATGGTATTAATCGCAGGTGGTGGACAAACGGTTACTGCTCGTGTAACTACTGCTGATGCTAGTTCCGCAGCTATTACAGTTGCACCTTATGGTTATGCACATATGACAAACGCAGGTTTCGTTGATGGCGATGACACTTGTAAACTATTAGTTTTCGGTTCTGAATTTGGTAAAGGAACAAACAACCAAACTAGAGCTAATAAACCAGTATTTACTTCTTACACTAACAAACCAGTTATTATTAAAGACATGTATGAGGTTTCAGGATCTGATGCTGCTCAAATTGGTTGGGTTGAAGTTTCTGGTGAAGATGGAGAAAATGGTTACTACTGGTACTTAAAAGCTGCTGGTGACACTAAAGCTAGATTCAACGATTACTTAGAAATGGTATGTATTGAGGCTGAAAAGTCTGCTGCTGCTTCTATCATCGATACTGGTGGTGGTGATGCTGGTGCTGATTTAGCTGGTACTGAAGGTTTATTCAAAGCTGTTACATCTAGAGGACACCAGTCTTCTGGTATTACAGGTGTTAATGCTGCTACTGATTTAGCTGAATTTGATGCTATGTTAGCTGCATTTGATGAAAACGGTGCTATTGAAGAAAACATGATGTTTGTTAATAGAGGAACTGCTCTTGCTATTGACGATATGTTAGCTTCAATGAATTCTTACGGGGCTGGTGGTACTTCTTACGGAGTATTTGACAACTCTGAAGATATGGCATTAAACTTAGGATTCTCTGGATTCAGAAGAGGTTCTTATGACT